TACTTCTTTCGTCCATGGGACGGTTTTGAATGTGATCCATTCCCCTGACGTGTCTTTTTTGGCTTGCTAGGGACAAAGTTTTGCCCGCTAAGTGATTTAGCCATTAGTCAGTTGACTCAAGGTTTTGGTACTTGAGAGCTAGCCCGGTGAACAAGCCATACTGCGGGTGGCTGATTTGATCACGACCATCAAGGAAAAACAATTCCTCAAGCCATAACGTCCGAGCAGCCATGGCTTGCACGTCTTCCGCGCCAGGTTTACAAGCAATCATGGGGTCAGGTCGTTGCATCATTCAGCAGCAATAGAAAGCAGCGCCCAGCCGAGCACCAGCAGGACGCCTGTAAGCAAACCAGCCAGAAACGTCATTCGATCGTGTCAGGCCAGGCTGTAGCGATATTAGGGTTCGCAACCGTTTCCATCACGGCATTGCCGTCATCGTCAACCACACCGTTGCCTTCAGAGTCTGTTTGCTGGCGTTCAATCGTTGCCGATCCAAACAACAGCTCTTTCAACGCAGCAACATCAGAGCAGTTGTCAATCTCGGTCTGGCGCGTGTTGCAGGCAGTGCGGACAGCAGCGCGATAAGTCTTCCAAGCAGCAGGCATGTTGCTACCAGTTTCCTTAGCTTTAATGACGCGCCAATCAGATGGCGCAATCAACGTTCCAGCAATCTGCGACTGGTTTGCCTTCCACAGCGTCTTGAGGCCTGTGGTGGTATTGCCGTCGTCGTCAGTTACGTCATCCAGCTGTTTGGGATTGCCTGCACTCCAATAAAACCGCTGGTCGGTGTTTTTGGCCTCTGGTTCTTCCCACACCATGCCAATGGCTTGCTTATCCCTTTCGTTTGAAAGACGCATCCAGTTGGCTGGATATTGAACGCCAGTGCCCTCGTTAGTGAAGGGCACGTCATAGGCGATTCGGCGTGATCCGAGTTTCCAAGGCATGGGTCTAGACCGATGGTGTGAGTTTAACGAGCAAGCCCGCCATTAGCAGAGAAGGGATTTTCAGCCACGGCGTACCAAATGTAAGTGTCGCCACTGCCCCCATAAGAGCCACTACCATTACGCACTTTAAAACCATTGCTAAGAATATCTATACCGCCACTAATAGTGCCTTCAGCGCCATTGGTATTAGGAAGCAAATAGGCGTCAGCGGCATTGTATGTATCTCTAGAAGTGTCGTGAATGACCCACTGATCCCCCGATCGTGTACTTGTTTTTAGTAAAATAAACGCAGGTTTGAAGCCGGTGTAAACAAACGGACCATTAGTATCTCCGCTGCCGATGTACGAACCCACGGCAGAATATCCAGCCACGGGTGATATGCAGTAGGCCACATAATTGTAAGGATCTCCACTAAAACTTGCATTTGCAACACTAAATACGCTGCTGGTTGGCGCAGTGTCGTTCCAAGCGTAAGAAGAAGTCTCTACAGCTGAAGTTTGATTTAAGCGAAGATGTTTTGTGGCACCAAGAGCTGAGTGGTAAACCGCCCAGTCATAGCTTCCTTGATTTCGTGCCTTCGTGATTATCATCTCAGGCGCAGCGTTTAGCCCGTGGCCAATCGTCCGAGCTGCCCCAACACCTGTGTAGGTAACAACAGAGAACCCAGCCTCAGGATTAGATTTCACTGTCGACTGCAAACTGCCGTCAAAGTTAGACGCACCAGCAGTGCTGTTCGTATTGATCTGCCCACCCATTCCTGAGTGGTTAGCGCAACTGTAATAGAGCGTTGCCACACCTGTTCCAAGAACCAGTGTTGTCTTGGCTCCTGCACTGCCAGGCGTTCCAGTATGGGTTACGCCTGTGGTGTAATCAGTGCCGTTAGCAGACGTTCCAAACCGAATCGGATGGCCCGCGTTGCTGCTGTCTGACTGGTCAAAGATGTAAGTGCTGCCTTCTTCAAGATCAAGCGTTACGGCGCTGGTGCCAAAGTCATCGAAGCGATACTTGTTGCCGCTGTCGCTAACAACTTTGACGGTGTAGGTCTTGTTGCTGTTCGCCCCGGCGTTCCAAGCCCAGCCAACGTAAGTATCGTTGTTGCTGTTTACAAAACCGCCGACACCCAGAGTAAAACCATCAGAGTCAAATGATTTGACATGACGATCTTCTGTAGTTGCAGCAGTCGTTGTATTTGAACTCAAGTAAGAGCCAGTGCCCTGCACTGCATCTTGCAAGTTGTGGTTGTAACTTTGATTCCGTACTTTGATCCACGCAAAATCAGGTTGGAAGCCGTAACCGGTCACTGTGCGATTGTCTGAGCCATTGCCAGTCCACAGTTGTGTATTGAACTGAGCCGAACCATCGGCAATCGTTGCGGCAGGCAATGCCGTGGTATTCAAGCTGGAGAAGCCCGTGGGCATCGGGTACTTAAATCGTTGCTGACCAAAATTGAAAGAGCCAGCGCCGCCTACTGAACGGAAAGTAAATCCCAGCGAATAACCACCTGAAATGGTTTTTACTTGACCAGTACCAGCAGCAGGATCTCCTGAATTCAGATAAACGCCGTTTTTATGGAACCACACCTTTCCAGTTGCTACATCAAAAGCCGCGCCAATGACATCACCAGCCGCGTATGACGAATAGCTGGTTGACGATCCGCTTTGGAAAACTCGTCCGTCAGCAAGATAGCCAACGGTATAAGCCTGTTCACCAATCCAATCTTCGCCTGGGTTTGCAATGCTTGCTGCAACACCAACGCCAGTATCACCTTGATAAGTAGTTAGCGTGAACTCGCAGTAAAACTTGCCAGAAGAGGCAAAAATCGTTGAAGGTGCGTGACCTTGGATAACACTGCCACTACCATCTAAATTTCCGTTACTTAGGGTCAAACCGTGTGGTGCTGCGGGATTCAACGTTGCGTAGTTGCCGCGCTGATAGCCACCCGTCGTGTCCGTTGCGTCCGCATCTGCAGTTACTGCATTTGGTACGTCAACAAGACAATCCTCATCCGACCCAATCTCGTCATCACCGATTGCTAGGTAGATGTAGGTTTCACCAGACGCACTCATGTTTGGCGTTGAGCCGCCCGTCATGATGGTAAAACCATCAGCATTAAAAGTAATGCCGTTATACGTCGAATCACTATATGGAGTATTAGAAAGATTGGGCACTGCCGCGCCGCCACTTGCGCCTCGCTCTGAGTCCCAAAGCAACCAATCACGAGCATTACTTGTAGATCTGACAAGGATAAAACGAGGTTTAAAGCCAGTAATAACTGTCACAGCGCTACCCGAGCCAGGGTATGAGCCGACGCGCTGGCGGCCAGGCACGTTGGCGAAGCAATAAGCAACAAACGTTCCACCGCTTGCATTGACTTCATTATCTGCACCGACTGAAAACACAGAACCTGTTGGGCCAGTGCTATTCCACAAGCTTGTGCCTGATGTTGCTGCTGAACTTGAGTTGAGTTGGATCCTGTGAGTTGCACCAAGTGATGCGTGTTGAGAATACCAATCACCAGAGCTATCGCGGCGTTTGGTGATAATAAACTGCGGAACTTTGCCGTTCAAACCATGCCCAATCGTGCCAGCTGTCGCTGTTCCGGTCCAGGTAACCACAGAGAAGCCATCCCCGGCAGACACCGATGAAGTGATGCTGCCGTCAGTGTTAGAAGCTGCCGTGCCACCTGCCTTCCAGCACCAGGCGGCATAGTTCTGATTATTTGCGTTTGTGACGGCATGACCAGCAAGGGTAAATCCATCGCTGTTAAAAGCAGTCAGCGTAGAGGAATCATCAAACTCAGCGCCAGAAGTGTTCGAGTGAAAGCCTTTTGGAGCGCCGCGTACAGAATCAAAAAGGCTATGACTGTCTGCAGCAGTCAGTGACTTTAACCAAACAAAATCAGGCTGGAAACTGAGACCTGGGCCGGTGCCGTCAATCAAGATAGTTCCATCAACCTCAACAGCCGCCAAAGACCAAGAGCCAGAAGAAGCAGTCTTAACTTCAATCTTGTTGATCGTTCCGCTAAAGCTTGACTGTGTAGACCAACCAGGCGTTAGCGCAGCACTACCGTCGTCAAGCTCAGTTGTCCCGTTGATGCGAATGTAACGCTGGCCTGCACCAACACCGTTCCAATAAATGCGAATACCTGTGCTTGCAGAGATTGAAACCCCATCAGTAAGGGTCTTATACGAGTTGTCTGTAGATGAAACTCCACCTCTGGTGGACAGAGACCCATCAAACATTCCGGTGACACCATCAGCATGTGTCAAACCTGAATCAGCAGAGCTGCTGAATACAGGCCCACCAATCTTTTGCGTTCCACCGTTGCCGGTGTAGGTCAACACATCGAACTGCGTTTTGCTGGTGGTCAGACCTTCATTGGTGACGATGTTGTTTACGTCCCAGTTGTTTCCTGGCCGATCCGCAAATGCTGCATAGTAGAAAGTAGATGATGCATTTAGACCAGCATGTGTGGTTGGAATGTCAAAACCATCGTCTAGAAAATTAATACCATTTGCCGTACCTGTGTCTTCTGAACTACTTAAGTTTGGATAAAGACGTGCATACACTGGGTTAG